GCTTCGGTATATGTCCTATAAATGGAGGGGATCATTACTCCGTTTTCATCCTCCTCCGACCAACAGTTAATCCATCCATCGCACAAGGTATAGTGCTGAACTTCAAACATCAATCCACTCCTCATCAGTTTCTTCTACATCGTAAACAACATGGTCATATTCGCCCACGCAGTGAAAGTCGCACTCAGGCAAGGCTTTACCCTTTTCCCAAGCATCGTCTTCACTGGTGGCTTCTATAACCCTCTCATACATCACATTGGTTTCAGCCCTGATAATGTATTTAGGCATGATTACCTCAACACTGGCAGAACGGGGTTGGCCTGATTGTTGGTGAACAACGCACCACCATTGTTGCCCTCGTCATCAGCAGACGGGTAAATCAGATTCCCGTCATCTAGCTGAATTACCACTGGTCGGCAATACCAGTCCATGCCCTCTGCTTCTTCAGCGGTCATGTAGCGAACCTTGACAATCTTTCTGCCAAGCAACTGCTCCTCTGCTTCTTTAACCCAGTGCATTTCATAGTCTTTCATGGCTCTCTCCTTACCAACTGGCTTGATAGTAGAAAGAGTATTCTCTATCGGATAAAGTCAATGCACGACTCAGCCCCTCGACAGTGCTCTCAAGGTCATCCCAATACCATTCATCAACCTCAGTAGAACCAAAGAAGAATCCTGACACTGGCTCAAGACCATCGGTGTTTCTAGTCTGCAATGCTTCTTTACACGCTTCCATCAATTCCCTTAAAGATTCATGCGAGACATAGTATTCCTTGCAATCGTCTTCACCTTCCTGAATATTGGTAACAAACCAGTTATGGATTGCATTGGCTTTTCTCCAATACATCGCATCAATCTCAATACCTTTGACAACCAATGAAGATCCGTTAAAGCGCTTCTCAAAATCAGGCTTAACTCCAACCATCTCATTGATCTTCTCAGATACCTCTTTATCCTTATCAGACCAAAGGTATTTCTTAGCGGTTAAATACATATCTAAACCCATGTTAATTCTCCTAGCAGTTAATCAAAGACTGGATCTCTCCAGTTTCGCCATTACTCTTGGCTCATCAGTTTGATAGAACTGTAAATTCTTTGTGTTGCCATTTAGGAATACAAACCAGTCTTCCATCACAAGTGAAGATATTTCTCTTTCCCCGATACTCGGTGTAGGTAAAGGTGTCGCTCTCCAGACCTATGTTTGAAAACTTGATCAAGGTAGAAAACTTGATGACATCGCCATACTTCAGTTTGACTGTCTTCTTACTGGCATAGGCTCTGCACTTTGCTCGCCACTGGGTAGCATTCTCATTGAACGGGGGATACAGGGCATCCAGTTTGTCCAATAGCTTCTTAGGTGCTCCGTAGTAGTAAGGCATGACAGTCTCTCCCATCTCCTTGTGGTAGATCCATCCATCCTCTTTACGGGTTAGCACGACCAATGCTTCAGCCAACACAATGCCAGTCTTCTTATCTTGACGGCTATGTATGCCGTAGGCGGTAGTGCCACGCATAGAGACATCGGTAAATGCCCATATGAAATTCTCATCCTCGCCTGAAAACTCTTTAATCAGGTGATCCTTTACGCTACTGCAAGTGTTTAGTGATCCAGTCCATCCCATGTTAGTGCTCCTCTATTGGCTCATATACATCTGATTGTGTATACCCTGAAAGAATCTCAGGGCGGTATTTGCTCAACTTCTCTTCCACGCATGAATCGCATACTCGGCATAGGAATATCCCTTGAGCATCGTATTCATCCCATACATAACCCTCGTGTTCGTGCATTAGAACCCTCCAGTCTTTGTGAATAGGAACATTGCTTGTGGGCATACATACAAGGCGATATATGCCCAAGCAACGACCAGTATTAGGTTTACTAACCAGTCATGCTTGGGGAACATTATTCGAAGTCCTTTCCTACTTCCACTCCGTTTTTGCGGAGCAGTGCTATTGCATGGTCATTGAGACTCATAACCCCATCGTATTCAGATAGGGAGCGTTTTCCATCTTTGTCGATATCGAACCAAAGACCAATGTATTCAAAGGCAACATCGGGAATATCCCATTCGATAAACCCAGTGTTGTCCTTGTTGTAATACAACTCCAGTGTGGATTCGTGTGTGCCAATGTCTCGCTCTCCCCAACTTCCCTCAAGGAAGAGGGGAGACTTGACTGTCATCGTGTCAATCAAGTCTGCCATGATCAATACTCCGAAGTAAGCATCAAAACCCCATCAGTGAGGTAGAACGAATACTCACCATCAGGGCAATCAGTGTGAGCGATATCACGATGGCGAAGAACTTTGAGGTCTCCGTCTTGGCAAGTGATAGTGGCTTTGCCGTTGCGAACCATCAGGTAGATGGATAGGAATGGCTCTTTCTTGAGCAAAGGGTAATACTCACTGGCAACGATATCCAAGAACCAGTATGCCCCTGCTTGATCGGCAAAGTATTGAACCCCATCAGTGTGAACAAGGTTAGGGGTAAACAGGTTAGTGCGGTGATACGACTCAGTGCCATAGAACTGGGATAAGTCGATTGTTTTCTTTACAGTTTGTGTTTCCAATTTGAACTCCTAGCAGTTTGTCAAAGACCCCTTACGGGGTTTCGTCTATTGAAGACTCATCAGTTTGACTAGAATCGTGTGTTCTCTTCCATCTCAGCCCGTAGATCAATCCAGTCCTGAATGGCTTTCAGTGTCTTAGCCATATCGAACTTGGATTCAGATAGATACTCAAGGATGTCTCCATCTGCCCAACATTCCACGATGACATCCCAACCCTTGTTGTAATTGGTGTTGGCATGAAGACGAACAAACCCAATCATCTGCTCCTCGTCTATTTGCTTATCCCATATAGCTATTGTGTCTTGTAGTGTTTGCATATCTGCTCCTAGTAGGTGGTTTGTTTATTCATTCATCTAGTGAATGAGATTAAATCTTAAACCATAAATACTTGACTTGCATAGTATTTCTTAAAAATATTTTTAGCCCTTATAGAATAAGGCTTTCAAGGCGATTGATATAGCTGAGAAGTGCCTTGCTTGTGTATCAAGGCTCATAAAAATGGAAAGCATGGCTCTCTGATGCGCTCTATAAAGTTAAAAACAGGCACTATTAACTTAAAAGGTGGTCTCACCTTAACAGTGTTAGGGTTAAAGAGCGAAGCGGAACAGTGTGATGACTCCAGTAGAGAGAGATAAGAGTAAGGGATAGAAGACTATTGATGTCCTTTACAGAACTGTCCTATACTTGAGGGGTATAAATATACCCATGAGATACCTATGAAGCGATTGACCAAGAAAGAGATAGCTGAAGGCATGAAAGCAGTGCCGATTGAGACCATCATTCTAGGCTCCCAGTCTAAGCAAGGGATCAAGCTAACCAAGAAACAAAAGGCTTTCGCTGAGAATGTAGTGGCTACTGGGAATAAGACTGAAGCATACAAACGGGCTTACAACCACAAGGGCAAGAACACTACTGCCAGTAGGAACGCACAAACCATTGTGAAGTCCACCAATGTTCAAACATACATAACGGCTCTAGAAGCACAGAAAGAGGTGGAGGAATATCTATTACCCCCTCGTTTGAGGGCTATGGCAATCCATAAACTCTCCAGTATGGCACTGAACGATGACTTGCCCCCCGCACAGCAACTCAAGGCGTTAGAGCTGGTAGGCAAGATGACTGAAGTAGCACTGTTCACTGAGAGACGGGAACTGGTGCATACGATGGATAGCAACACGCTCAAGGCTAAACTCATGGATGCAGTCCAACTGGCGATCAAGAACAGTAATAGTCTGAGGGTATCGACCAAGCGAACAGCCGAGCAACTGCTCGCTGAGATCAATGACCCAGTCGATGTAGTCTCTCGTGAGGTGCATGATGATGGCAATCAGGATGATCAGGAACAATCCCAAGAGGATTCCATCTCTGAAACTGGGGATACTGGCTCTTCTTTTGGGAATTCTGAACCCCCACCGAGTGCCACCACCCCTTTTTTGCCCGACTCTGATGCAGGGCATTTGCATAGTATTTCCCACAATCAATCACCATCAAATCTCACCCTAACACCTGTTACGGTGACAAATCCTTTAGAATCAAATACTTACGAAGAGCTAAGTATAAACCCTGATATGTTAGTGCCTATAGGGAGGGGGGTGCAAAATCCTAACTGGCAAGAAAAGGACACGGTTTTAAAAACCCCCCCGTCATCTTTTTCTAATCAAAAAGGGTAGGGGGGGTATATGGATAAAGAACAATGGCTAATAATTTTGATACTGATAACGGTGATTTTCTTATGGGCAGGGATCGTATGAACAAAGAAGATTGGCTAAAGCAAAACGCTATGGAAGTAGCTATCCTAGATAAAGTAATTGCTCACTTAAAGTTGTTAAGAGATGCAGCAGCGATTTCGTCTTACCCAGGTGGGCTGAAAGATTTTGGTATTCGTAAGAAGCAAGCCTATGACCATTGGGTAGCTGGCGAAGGGGCAGGAAGTTTTGGGACTACTGCCATATATCATGGACCAAAAATTGAAGTGCCAACGAAGTTTGAACCTGGCATGGAGGATTGTGGCAAATGAGATCAACAGTAAACTATTGCAATCATTTTATGGATGACTATATGAAACCATGCACTATTTGCATTCAAATTGCTATGGAACAACAAGATTCAACACCTATTGTAACTCCTGAGCCGCCAGAAAAATACAACGAATTTAAACGCTTGCCACATGGTGCTTATAGTAAAAAACAAATTCCAATCAAACGGGAACTGGCAAAAGCAAAAAAATGGAAAGTAGGACTATGACTCCAGCACAAAAAGAAGTCTTTCATGTCATTGAAAAGTTCTGGGAGGACTTTGGCTTTGGTCCAACCATTGATGACGTCATGCGTATGACTGGCTATCGTGGTCGTGGAGGTACGGCTAGGAAAATGAAAATCTTAATTGAAATAGGGGTTTGCAAAGGGAACATGAAGTACTCTCGTAGCATTAGACCAGCGTATATCAAACTAAGGAATCTCAATGGATGAGTTGTTAGCCATCATTGACCAGCTGCCTGAAGAGGATCAAGCAAAGCTACGCCCATTGGCGTTGGCTTATCAAGATGCAGTAACTCGTGAAACTGGGCAAATTGACTTTATGAGTTTCGTAGAGACTATGTGGCCTGGCTTTATTCATGGCGAACATCACGCTTTAATGGCGACAAAATTTGAGGAGATTGCCAGTGGGAAAATTAAAAGGCTTATTATTAATATGCCTCCTCGTCATACGAAGTCTGAGTTTGCTAGTTATCTTTTGCCAGCTTGGTTTTTGGGAAAATTTCCTAACAAAAAAATTATTCAATGTTCTAATACCGCTGAACTTGCGGTAGGTTTTGGTCGAAAAGTGCGTAACTTAGTAGACGGAGATAAATATGCCAAAGTATTCCCTAATGTTGCTCTTAGATCGGATAGCAAGGCTGCTGGTCGTTGGAGTACTAATGCTAACGGGGAGTATTTTGCTATTGGTGTTGGCGGTACTGTTACTGGTAAAGGTGCTGACCTGCTCATTATTGATGACCCTCATTCCGAACAAGAAGCAGCACTTGCAGCTGGGGATCCTAGCGTTTTTGATAAGGTGTA